TTATAGAATCTATAATGCTTTTAAAATTTGAACTTTTCATTGTCTTACCTTCTTCAACTGGTTTTGAATTAACTGCTGCTACTTCTGCCATTTCTTGATTTACAGCTGCGTTTGCTGCATGAGCAGCTTTCTGAGCTTTCTTAGTGGCTGTCTGTTTCTTTATTGTTTTAACAGTAAAAAATTTCTTAATTGCTGTATAAATCTTTCCTATCAAACTCATAAATAAATCCATTATTCCTAACTCAACTGCAATAGTTCCTATGATATAATATCTAACAATATTACAATCGGTATTATTCCAAAGGAGATAAAATGCGAACAGTTTTGCTGGTTCAAGATTACATTCTATTTCTATTCCAAAAAGACTACCTAATTTATTAATAAAATCATTCATGAAACCTTTAATCAAAAGCTCAATGCTATAATAACTATTTCTTATATTATCGAATTTCAATGATTTCAAAGATTTAGCAACATTTCTCATTTGAACATTATCAAATTGTCCCGCTACTTGATCGACTTTATCAAAGATCTCCTGCTTAATGGTGTCAATATTTTCATCTAAATGGTACAATTTCTTCAAGCCATTACTAATATTGTCAAAAGGAACTCTAAATTTGTTATAAAATCTTCTAAAAACACCTGCTTCATCAGTTGTTGGTTGTTCTTCTTCGTCTTCAGAGTCTGAATCCTCCTCAGATTCATCATCTGATGTTTCCTCTTGCTCTTGAAGTTCACTTGCAGATGGTCCATTCCAATGACATTGTGTTACTTTAGTTCTAAGTTTGTTAGAAATATTAAAAATATAATCAACTGTGTTAAATGGTGAATTGCCAGGTCTAATACCCAACAAATTTGCAAAACTAAAATAGTGTGAACTCATTATCGAAACTAAAATCTTTTCTTTTTGTAACTCCCTGTTTATCAATAACTTATTTTTAAGAGCAATTTCTTCCTTATTTATTACTTTATCAATTTTTGAAATTTCTGTGGCTAATTTATTAAGTCCAGGTTGATACATAGAATCAAAACGAAAACTGGCTAAATTTAGGATAATTTTTCTGAATTTTTGAACCTGTTTTATTTCTCCTCTAGATATTTTAAGTTCTAAAATCGAAAGAGCCTGATTTATACATATGGTTAAATCAACTTCATCTACGGCTGCTTCTACAATATTTTTAATAAACTCCTGTTGTTCATTCAATTCTGTTGTTTCACTATATATTGCTGTTGGCATTGAACTTATATGCCACTTCAAC